AGCCCACGCCGTTCTGTCACGCCATCCGCCAGCCATTCCAGATAGCCGCCGGAAAACCAACCGTCGGGCGAGCCGGCCGGCAGATTGACGGTGATACTCACGCCATCGAGCGCGCTGATAACCAGGCCGCCGACGCCAAACGCCGCCGGCGATACCTTGCAATTGTGGTCATACAGCGAATACGGACAGGCGCGCCCCCAGGTCAGGCGCAGGCCGCTGCGGGTAAAGGTGCTGGCCAGACTGGCGGTGACAAGCCGGGTGCGGTCTATTGCCTCGCGCTTGACCTCGGTAATGGAGCCGATCCAGACGGTGCGGAACTCGCCCTGGCTGTCGCCGACGTGCCAGCGATGAATGCGAACGCGCACCGGCTGGGATGGTGGCAGGCCGCGAAAGAGCATGGCTACCGGGTTGGTCGTAGGCAGCGTAATGTCCATGCTGTCGCCGGCACCGACGCTCAGACCGCCATCACTGATCGCCTGCTGCTGCCATACGGCACCGGCAGCGGTGATATCCTGATCGGCGTTGGTGTAGCGGAAAAACTGCGTATCGCCCCGCACGAACTCATAGAGCGTGACCGGCTGGCCGTTGGCGGTGGAATACTCAAAATCACTCCAGCTCATCGCGTAGCCCTCGGAATGTGGTTGATACCTGGGCAAACCCGTCCGCATCGGTCGTGTGTTCCCAGGTGATGTCGTCAGTGTTCTGGCGGCAAAGCGCCATCAATGACACTTGGCTGATGGAATCCGCCGGCGGAACTTCACCGTCCAGCGACAGCAGCTCGTAATCACCCAGGCGCGTGGCGGTGAGTATGCGGCGGTAAACGCGGGAGCCATCGACCAACTGCAGACGCAGGTCACGCCGGCCAGGCACCACACCGAACTCACTAAAGCCGGCAACCGCGACAACCAGCGCATTGCCGACAGTCCGCACAGGGATGAAGTCCTGCGCCTGGCTGGCAACCCAAATCGCACGCTGGCGACCGCGCAGGTAATAGAGCTGGCCGCGCAGCCTTGCCTGGGCCTGGCGACCGATTTCAGACCACACATGCTGCTGCATGATAAAAGCCCTGCCGGCGGTGTCGGTGCGGTAGGGAATGCCCACTTCGTTGTCCAGCTCCAGGAGCTGGCGCTGATACTCGGCCGTCAGGTCATCAACCCAATCGGCGTCTTGTTCGAGCACAGGATGCCCGCGATAGATAGCGGCATTCATCGCCGGCGCAAACGGATTATGTGCCGCCAGGCGAAAGCGCAGCTGCAGACGCATCAGGCTGTCACTGTGACGGGTGATTGCCGGCGTATCGGTAAAGACGGCCGGCCGTAGCGGATATACCCATGTGCCGGCTGGCCACGCGCCTAACGGGGCCGTGACGGTGACGCTGCCGGCATCGATGCTCTGGATCTGCGCGACGGCCTGGTTGGCCAACATCCCGAAACCCTCTTTAAGCAGCAGGTTATCGCCCACGACAAAATCACGGCCGGCCGCTGGCACCGCGATAACCTGGCTGCCGGCCGCGATGGGGGCCGACAAAACCGCAACGTCAGGAAACACTGGCATATCCCAGGTGACGCCGCCGGCATGAAAAAGCTGGGTCTCCAAAGCGCGGGCGTCGGCATTGCCGGCAAGCACGGTAAACTCATACAGCCGGCGCGGCGACAGACGTCGGGCAATGCGCTGTTCTGCCCCGGACGGGGAGATCAGGACGTCCGTTTTCCAGGACAGGGTTTCACTGACACCTTCGGCCCAATCAGGCTCCATCAACCATGGGAGACGAACGGCCATTATTTCCCCCCCAGCAACTGTTTGAGCGTCGCAGTATTGGACTTGACCCAGGTCATCATGACGCGGTTACCTGGCGCACTTTTCACGGCTCTGTCCAGCATCTCGTTTGGATCGAGCACCAGGTACTGCTGCAGGTTGGTCGTACCGCCGCCGGCACCTTGCGCACCTGGTGCATCAGGGTTAACGGATTGATTCACCCCGGCCGCGCGGCTAAAACCGGGGTCGGAGACCAGCCCGCCATCGGCGAACGCGCCGAGGCGGCCCTGGTTAACCGCGTGCATGAAGTCCACGCCATAGCGCTGGACAGCGGCGGTTTTCATGACAAACTCGCCGTTGGACAGGCGAGCCGCGATGCTGTCGGAGGTGCCGGTGCCGGGGCCGGTGATCTGGCCACCGGTCGCCGCCGCCACGCTGGCAGCAGCACCCAGACCGGAAGTCGCACCGCCGGCGGCGCTGGCGGACGCAATGGCCGAGGCCAGGGTTGCCGCGCCGGTCGTAAATGCCGTCGTCAACGCCGTGGTGAGTGCCGTGATGCCGGTGGTCAGCGCCGTAGTGAACCCGCCCGTCAGCGCCGTGCTGCCGGCAGTGATCGAGGTGCCCATTGCGGTGGCCCCCGCCGTGGAGGCGGTTGTGATGGCCGTCGCGTAAGTGGTCGCACCGGCGGCATCGGTCGCGGTATCGGTGGCCGCATTAACAGCGGTGCCGGCGGCGCTGCCGGCCGTACTGGCCCCGAGACCCAGCAGCCCCTTGAGGCTGTCGGTCACGCTGCCAAGGCCTTCCATCGCCATGCCGGCCAGGTTGCGTGATGCAACTTGCGCCATGGCATTGGCGACCGATTTAGCCAGGTTTAACACCGCATCACTGAGGTTTAGCGTGCCATCGGCCAGCCCGTTGAGCGTGCTTTCCATGCCATCCTGCAGCCCGTCTTTAAACGCGGCCGTCAGGTCGTCCGTGGTGGATTTCAGCGTTATCAGCTCGTTTTCCAGGTTGGCCAGCAGGTCACGCATCTGCTCGCCGGCTTCGCCAGGCAAGGCCGCCATTTCACGCAGCTGCGGCAGGCTCTCGGTGATTTTGCTGCCGACTTCCTGATGCAATGCGACCAGTTGCCGGCGGCCCTGCAGTTCTGAGATGAGGCCCGCTTGCACCTGCGCCTGGATGCTGCTTTCTTTCTGGCTGCGGTAGGTTTGCAGGTCGTCCAGGCTCTTTTTGAGCGCGTCGGCGCGCACCTTGGCTTCCTGCACCGGCAGCAATTTGTCCAGCCAAGCCAGCCCCTCGGTGTTGCCGGTCTGGGTGAACTCCTTGCGCATCTCGGCGATGTTGGCCCGCACTTCCGCCAGGCCGCCGCCGAGCACGTCTCCGGTGGCTTTCAGATATTGCGCCTGCAGCTGGGCATTTTTGGTTGCGTTGGCGTCCGATTTCTCTTTCTGTTCGCCGGCAGCGATAACCGCCAGTGCCGCCTCAGCCCGCGCTTTCAGCGCCCCGGACAGGCCTTTTTCCGCCAGCTCGTAAGCCGCGACCTGCGATTTGGTCTTGCCGACGGCAAAGGCCTGTTTCTCCAGCCCCTTGACGTAAGTCTCATTGGCAGAAGCGGACGACTTGGCCGAACGCGCAGCCGCGTCAGCGTTGCGCTTATTCTCTTTGGCCTGGTCGGTTTGCTTCTGCAGGTTGATCAGCTTTTCCAGACTTTCACGCAGTTTGTCGATATCCTCCGGCGCCTTGCCGGCCGCCAACGCCGCCGCAATGGTTTTGTCACGCAGCTGCTCCAACTGCTGGGCGGCCGTGTAGGTCGCATCGGCCAGCTCTTTCTCCAGCTTCGGGCGCAGCTTGTCGGCTTCGGCACTCAGCGCGGTAAAGGACGCCTCGCTTTGCGCCATCTGCGCCACGGCCTCATCCATCCAGCGAATGGGGCCGGCGTTCTGCAGATCGGTCAACACATCACGCAGCGTCTTGCCGCTGGCGGTCGGCGCATCCATCGCGCGCGCCAGGCGGTTTTCCAGCTCATCGGACAGCTTGTCTTGCACGTCGCTCAGGTTGTCGAACTTCGGTGTCAGCGCATCGATTTGCTTTTGCACCTCGGCCAGTTTGTCGGTTAGGTAAACGATGCCGATACCGCTCGGGGCCGGGCTGCTCAGCAGGCCGTCAATCTGCTGTTTAAGCGATGCCGCCTGGCTCTGCAGGTCGCTGAGTTTCTTGCTGTCCTGGGTAAGCACATCGGCGTTGGTGCGCTGCTGCGTCAGCGCATCGCCCGTGCTGACCGAATCTTTGAGGCGGCCCTGGGCATTGATCAGCGCCTCGGTTTTCTGGCGCTGGTCTTCCAGGGTCTGGATGGTCTGCTGGTGCTGCTGCGCCAACGCGGCTTCATGCTCCTGGTTGGCCGCATAGGCCGCGCTCAGGCCGCCGACGGCCAGCGTCACGCCGGTGATGGCCAGCCCCATCGGGCCACCCAGCAACCCCATCAATCCCGTCCCCAGGCGACCAAAGGTCGATGCAGAGGCGCGGGCGACGCCCAGCGCTTTCTCTGCTGCGGTCTGGCGAACGAGCGATGCGGTCACCAGGTCTTCCGCTTTGGCGCGTGCGCCTGGTGCGGTGATGCCGGAGACTTTGGCGCGGGCGGCCTGCGCCTGCGCGGCAGCCACGGCGGCCTTGGCTTCGGCATATTCCGCCTCGGCAAGCTGCAGCGTCTCGATGCGGTCGGCACGCGCTGCCGTGGTCGCTGCAACCAGCGCGGCGACCTTACGGCCGCCCATCACCACCGCCAGGGCAATGGCGGTAGTGGTCAACGTGGACATGTTGCTGGCCAGACCGGAAATGACGGCTGCAATCGCCTTGGACGCGCCAAGCGCATCGTTGGTGCCGCCGACAAACTCGACCCAGGCGTTGGCCATTTCCGTGGCGGCGCGGCCGATGGTCAGCGGCATCTGCGCAAATTCCCGGTCAACGTCGCCGGCACCGTCTTTCAGTGCCTTGAAGACCACCTGCGTGGTGAGCATTCCTTGCTCAGCCATCGCGCGCAGTTCGCCACGGGTTTTGCCCAGGGATTTCTCCAGCATCTCCATGATGCGCGGCATCTGTTCGGACACCGAGTTGAATTCTTCCCCGCGTAGTGTGCCGGACGCCAACCCCTGGCTCAGCTGGATGATGGCGTTCGTGGACTCTTCGGCCGTCGCACCGGAGACGATCGCGGCCTTGTTGATGGTGCTAGTCACCTGCAGCAGTTCGGTCTGGGTCGCGCTGCCTTTAAGCGATCGGGCCATACGGGTATACAGTTCGGCGGTCGAGGCGATGCGTTGACCGGTTTCATTCGCCAGGCCGATGACTGATTTAAAGGTCATGCCGGCTTGTTCGTTGGACGTGGAGACCAGGCGAATACGCGCCGCCAGGTTGGTGTATTCATCTGACGTGCTGGCCAGGTTGGCTATCAGACCACCGCCTAGGGCAATGCCGATGGCCGCCGCCAGCGGCTTGAGCCGGGTCAGTTGGTTGCTCAGGCCATCGACGTTAGCGGCGGTTTTATCGAGCTTTCTGTTGGCGCTGTCTGCAGCACCACCGACACGATCGAGACCGGATGCTGCCGAGCCGCCGGCATTGCCCAATCGGGTGCCGCTTTGGCTGGCGCTGTCCAGGGAGGACTGCAGTTGCTTGAGGGAGGCCTGGGCGCTTTTTAAATCCGCCTGAATACGCAGGCGCAATTCCAGGTTGCCGTTTCCGCTTGCCATGCTTGATCACCGTCGGTATGAGTAAAACCCCGCCGGTCAGCGGGGTGGAAGGAGGGAAATTAACGCCGTTTTAAAGCCTGTTTAAACTTGTCGATATACCCCTTTAACGTCTTTCCCCCCGCGAAACTGGCGCTGCCGTCAAGGGTGTGGTGCATTCGCTCCGTCAGCTCTCGCTTTAGCGCCTGCTCATGGAACAGCTTCAACTGGCGGGCGGTGTAGTGCCGCAGATCGCCGAATCGGTGGCCGTGGTCGATGAGGCAGCCGAAGACCTCTCCCCAGGGGGCGGGTTTTGCAGCTGCTGCACCAGCCTGGTGAGCGCCGGGCGAATGGCGTTGCGGGTAAAAAAAGCCGCGTTGACGCCCCACCAGATCAGCAGCAGGCTTTCGCTATCGTCGCCGGTCAGACTGGCGACCCATTCGACGCTACGGCCACAGGAGACCGCTACCGCCTGCAGCACCGCATCCCAGTTCGCCCCGAGTACGTCATACAGCTCATCAATCGACACCTCGGCATCCGGCTTGGCGTTCATCGCATCCATGAACCCTTCGCTGATTGCCTTGAGCGGTTGACGGTGCTGCAACTGCTCGGCCAGCGTGTACTCATGCACCGTGACCTGGACGCCGCAGATAGTCAGCGTCCGGTCAGGTATCAGGATGTTCAGCTCATCCGTCATCAGACGCTCCCGACGTGGATCACGCGCCCATAGCGGCCAAACTGGGCATCATCCGGCCGTTCAGTGTCCAACAGCACGGTCGCGGTGGTTTCCAGCCCTGGCAACGAGGTGTCGGTATTGATGAGGCTCAACGCCGACGCCGGGTCGTATTGCACGCGATACAGCTCAACGACGACGGCCGCGCCGTTCTCTGCCAGGTTGATCCCTTCGTAGCGCAGGAACAATTCATCGGGCGTTTGGGTGAATACCGAGGTGTTAACGCTGCTGGCGTGCGTATAGTTGACGCTAAGCGGCTGCGTGGCCGGCGTGGTCAGGAACTCCAGCGCGCCAAACTTGGCGTCGAGCTTGTAATCCGTCCCCTCGACCAAATCGGCGATCGTCACGGCGCTGACGTTCTGATGGTTCAGCGTGACACGGTCGCCAGCCTGAATGCCTGCCGGCAGCGCTTCGCCGGTGATGGTGCCGGCCGGGACTGCCACTTTCTCGCCGTACAGCAGAATGGCCAGGTTGTCCGGCGAATGCTCATACCAGGTGGCGGTGACCGTGCCATCCTTGCCGGTACTGATGCGGCGCACGGGCGCACGTTGGCCGGTGTAGGACTCTTTGTGGGTGAATGAGTCCGTGGTGAGCGCAATTTGCAGCTCGCCCACATCGCCAATCCAGCGCAGCGATACCGCCTGGCCCTGCGCATTGCGACGGCCGAGGAACACCTTGCCCTGGCCGTAGTAGTAAGTTTCTGCGCTCATTGTTCCTGTTCCTCGGTCGGTGAGTCGGCGGAGCCGGTCTCGGTTTTGGTTTTGCGGTTCACGCCCGCTTTTTTCGCGCCGGCGTGCTCAATCAGCCACTGCGCCGTTGCGTCGTCTACTTCCATCTCAGTGCCGGCAGCAAGCGCCACGCCCTGATGGGTGTGCGGGCCGGTCAGTACAATTCGCCTGGTCATCGATAGCCTCCAATCGCGGCGGGAACCTCCACCTGAAACACCAGGGGGTAATAGCCATAGCCGGACTCGTACTGTGCCGGCAGGCTCTGATTGCTCCTGGCCAGCGGCCGGGTAACCCCTTCGAGCGGTGACCAACCGGTCAGGGCCTCGACGGTTTTCAACATCAGCGGGCCGGCTTCGCTGCTGATATCTGCGCCGAGGCCGCGACCGTCGGCGAAATACACGCAGATCACCACAGTCCAGAGCTGCGTCACGTACTGCAGCCGGCGCTGGCTTCCACCGGTGGCGGCCGTCGAGGTGTTGACGGTATCACCCAGGTACATCACATACGCCATCGGGCATACCGGGTTGTCATCGTTCATCTGAGACAGCCCGGCGACGCCGGTCACCTCGACAAAGTCGGGTATGGCATCACGCAGCCGGCCAATCAGCAGCGGCTCGCAAAAGAGATAGTCGGTTACCACAACCCATCCCTCCGGAACATGTTGCGCCCTGGCACAAACACCACGCTGTCGTCTGGCTCCAGCACCTCGCCGGCGTTGTCCAGCCCCAGCGATAGCCGGCCAGACGCCACTTTTTCGAGCTGGCGGATGCGCTGGTTGTAACGGGTGGTCACCGGTGAATCGTCCCTGGGGTTCTGATACAGGTAATAGCGGGTGATATCGCTGGCGATACGCCGCAGCGTGTCCGGCACGCTGGGGAGCGGCAGCAGGCCGCGCCCCTCCAGGTACATGTTGATTTCGGCGTCCGCATCCGCGATCGCCTTCTCCACCACGGCCGGGTCAATTTGCCCCGTTGCCGGGCGGGCGCGGTCGGAGATGCGGATGATTTCCTGCTCGCCGAAATCGTTCACCAGGTCAGCCTGCGTGCAGTACCCCATGATTACTCCTCAGCCGGAGCAATCCGCTTTATGCGCAAGAACGGATCTGCAGCCAGTGCTTTGAGCTGCTCAGCGCTAAACAGCGAGAAATCGTAGGGTTTTGGCTCGGCGGTGAACTCAACACCGGCACGGAAACGACGGCCACTCGGTGAGCGCACCACCTGGACGGTGAACCAATGGGGTTTTGTGTCCGTACTGACCTCTGGTTTTTTCACCGAAGAGCGGATTAAATCGAGCAGAATATTTTGACCCTCAGCGGTGTTGATAAGGCCAGATAACCCTGTATTGGCAGTATCAACAGTAATCTGAGCATCACCTGCAGCAGAACCCGCGCCGTTATCGGTGCCGTCACCTACAGCGGAACCCGCGCCGGTCTCGGTGTCGTCACCTGCAGCGGAACCTGCGCCGGCCTCGGTGCCATCGCCTGCAGCGGAACCCGTACCGTTTTCGGTGCCGTCGCCTGCAGCGGAACCTGCGCCGTTTTCGGTGCCGTCACCTGCAGCGGAGCCTGCGCCGTTCTCGGTGCCGTCACCTGCAGCGGAACCCGTACCGTTTTCGGTGCCGTCGCCTGCAGCGGAACCTGCGCCGTTTTCGGTGCCGTCACCTGCAGCGGAGCCTGCGCCGTTCTCGGTGCCGTCACCTGCAGCGGAGCCTGCGCCGTTCTCGGTGCCGTCACCTGCAGCGGAACCCGCATCGGTCTCAGTGCCGTCACCTGGCTTTTTTGTATCGTCCTTGACGTATTTTTCTTCCGCTTTCTTTTTGGTTGGGGTAGCCATAACAACATTCTCCCGCTACGCCCCGTAGGGCGTAGCGCTATCAGTGAGTGACGATCGGCTTAAATCAGCCAGGCCGTGTCCAGGATTTCGGACAGCTTGTAGTTCGGGTTGTCTTCGCCGCCGTTGATGGTGGCCACGCCAACAATCTTGCGCGCCGCTTCCGCCAGGGTCGGCGGCACAACGAGCAGATCGCCTTTGATGTTCAGCGGGCGACCGCCATCAGCCACCATGTTGCGCAGCAGCGTATAGGCTTCCTGGTAGTTCTCCGCCGTCAACGGCTTAGTGGACTTGACGCAGAACTGCCAGAAACCGAAGCCCACGGCCGACCGAGCACGCACGCCATACAGGAACTCATCGTTCATGAAGACATGATCGCTGGTGTCGTCACTGGTTTTGGCCTTGAGGTCGGGCTTGATGCGCTCCTGGAAAATCAGCGGCTTCAATGCGCGCTTGGTACACATCAGATACCACGGGGCCGGACTGGCCGGGTCGGTGCCTGCCGGTTTCAGCAGGTTGCTGACCGGGGTGATCGTGCCGGTGCCGTCCACGTTCGCCGCAACGGGGTGCTCGGTATCAAAGAAGTTTTGGCCGTCGTAACAGAGCGAGGTCTCACCGGCCTTGAGCAGCGCAAAGATATGCTCATCCGGGTAAACCCCTGCTGACCGGCCGGCTTCGGTCATCACAGGCAGATAGACGCCAACGCTGTCATCTTCAATCGCCGTGCGAGGCACACCCACGGTGGCTTCATACAGCTTGTTGGTGATGCCGTAACCGTCGGTTTTCATGTCCTTGATGATGCGAGCGCCGACCCATTCACGCATTTGCGGGAATTGACCTAACCAGGCGTAAATGTTGGTTGCCGTGGTCGATTTGATGACCGTGGCGATTTTGGTGTAGTCAGAATCGGCGACTTTCAGGCCGTCCTGGAATGCCTTGTTAAAGCTGACAAAAAGCGATTTCACCAGCGCAGGAGTGACGATAGCCATTATTGCATTTCCTTCTTGGCGGCGGCGTATTCAGCCGGGGTGAGGCCAGTCAACGCAGCAACTTCAAGCTCAGTTGCGGTTAACCCGTGAGTTTCGCCGGCAGGCGGTTTACCACCAGACTGTTGAGTGGTCAGTGCCGCGATCGGCGCAGCCGCATTGATGTAGTTGCGCAGAGCGGCAATGTCTTTCTTGCCCATATCGCGCGCCCATTCTTCCATGGTCGGCAGCAGCTTCCCGGAGGACAGCGCCTCGGTGATCAAGCCGTCCAGGTCGCCGCCATCAACGCGCGCGGTCAGCGCGGCTAACTGGGTGGTCAGGTCGTTGACCACTGCGATCGGCACATACTTGGTCGGATCAACAGTGGTGCCTTTGTTGGCGGTGGCGGCGACCGTCAGCGCGGCGATTTTGTCGTCCTTGCCTTTGACCGACGCCGACAGGGCGGTAAACATCGCCAACAACTTACTGAGGCTTGCGGCGGCCGCATCACCTTCATTTTCTTTCGGCATATCGCCGGCCGCCTGCTGCAGCGCGGCCAGGATATCGGCCTCGGTTGCATCATCGGCAAGGCCAAGCAGCTTGCGCAGCAGCTTTAACAGCTCTTCGTTCATGGTCTTCTCCGGGGAGGGTTGAGTTGATGCCTGCACGATGAGACGAGAGGCGGCCGCCAGGACAACTTGGTTCATGCCGTCCAGGGCGGGGTTGTTGGTGAGCGCTGCATTCAACACCTGCAGCACCGCACCGGTTTTCTTGTCGTAGGCAAAGACGGGGCTGATATAGCGATACTCACCGCCGGCAATCATTTTGCGGGCGGCTTCCGTCCATTCGACGTTCTGGGCGAACATGCCCGCATCCGTCCAGACGGTATCGGTGCCTTTCCACCAACCGGCAGCGGGTGCCGGTTGACCGTTGCTTTCAGTCCGCAGGGTCTGGTGTTCGTAGTCGATGACGATTTTATTTTGGCGTGACGACAGGTGCTCGATGACCTGGCGCGCCAGGCTCTCGTTGAGTACCCAGTTGGCACATTCTGCGGGGCGGCCATCATTTGCGCGGAACTCGCCGGCCGGGAACAACTGGATCGTGTTTCCGGTCAGGTTCAGCTCAAAGGCCAGGGATGCGACAGCAACGTTTCGTTTCATGCTGCCAATGTAACGGGATGGGAAAAACGGATTCAGGGGACGGGGTTCGTCACACTGTTTTTGAAGGGGAAAAGCGGTCTAAGCATCATACACCAATGCAACCCTTTTTAGACCCCTTTTAAAAACCTTCTGGCGCTGTTAGGGAATTTTTTGCGAGCCGTTGCACCTCAATCAGTGAACGGCCCGCAAAAAGCCGCTGAGGCGTTTTTAGCGGGACTTCATAAAGGCATCATTCAGCACGCCCATCACCGCTTCAAAGGCCGGCTTGTTGAGCTGCTGATTATCGGTCACCGGCAGGAACGGACGCGGACGGATCACGATGCTGTAATTGACGGCGCGCGCGACGGCTTGCTTGTGGCTGCGCCTGGCGAACGTCGCCAGGTTGCCGCGCTTCATCAGATTACCCTGGCGGTCAGTGCGCAGCCGCACCTGGCCCTGGCGTTTGATGGTGCCGCCCAGGTGCTGAATGGCGGCGTAGACCAGGTTAGAGCCAATCTGCGCAAAGTCGTCACCGGAGGCCGGCGTGACCGATGCCGCCAGGCGGCCGGTCACCTGCAGGATTTTCCCCGGCCAGTGGCCGGCGCGGGAACGTGAGCGGATTGTGCTGGGCTTGAGTGAGGGCCAGCTGTTGGCCGGAAAACCCTGCTGCTCGAACATTGCCATGCTTTGAGCATGGAGCGTTTCGGCAATCTGCAGCATCAGCGGCCGGGGCTTATCGACCACCTGCAGCAGCTGCTGCAGACGTTGGCTTACCGCTTTGTCATCGACGGTGACTTTGATATTGGCCATCAGCGTGCATCCTTCAAGACCGTGCCACGGCGGATTGTGGCATCGAGGGTTGACGCCTTCACAGGCGCAAAGGTGTTGACCACCAGACCCACGTCCAGCGTCGCCAGCCACCATTGCCCCTCATCGAGCTGGCGGAACAGGTGCAACAGCTCGCCGGCACGCACCGCGACGGTGGATGACTCGATAACCGTCTGCACGCTGGCCCATTGCTGCTGAGTCGGCAACGTGCCAGCACCGGCCTGGGCGGCAAGCTTGTGCTCCGCCAGCCAGGCGGTACGGCCGGCGGTGCCCAGCGTCACCATCTCGCCGGCATCCAGCACGCCGGCGGCCAGTATCTCGCCGGTGCGGTTGCCCTGGGCGACATCGCTCAGCATGTGAGTCAACTCCGGGCCGGCCAATCCCGCGCTGACATAGGGGCGCGACAACTCCACATCGTACTTGTCCAGGTTGGCTTTCCACACCTCTTTGCCGGGGTTGATATCAAAGCCCACGTCCGGGAAGAAAGTCACCGCCTGGCCGTCCGGGCCACTGAACCGCACGCCATTCACCGGGGTGAAGGTTGGGCGCCCGTTCTCGTCCTCGCCGGTCATCACCTGCTGGACAACTTCACTGTCGGTGCGCGAAATCACATAACCCCATTGCTTCACTTCTCGCTCAGTCAGCGCTTCAACGCGGCAGCGGCATTTAAAGCCGTTCGGCGGGAATATAAATTTCCAAATCGGATCGAGGTAATGGAAGACGCGGTTATGCAGCCGGGCATGGCTGGGACGGGTCTTCGCATCCATCACCGCCACATACCGCCAATAGGGGCGGTATTCGGCGTTGGCCAGCATGGACTCATGGCGCGCCGACATGTAGGCCGCCTGGGTGTTGGTGCGGTAGATGGTATTGAGCCGGGCCGGGTTGCCGAGCTGGCGCGTGGTGATTTCGCCGGTATCGGTGTCGATATTTTCCTCGCTGCCCCACCAACCCTTTTTACGTAGTACCGGCTCCAGATTCTTAACGAACCACTCCGGCGTCTGGCCGGCGGCCAGGCCTTCGCGTAACCCGTTCACCAAATCCTGGGCAATATCCAGGCGGGCCAGATTAGCAAAGCCGAATGCGTGCGCATGATCCACTGCTTGCATGGCGTCGGCATCAGTTCGGATGCGTAGCCCCTTGTTCTCCAGGTAACGCAGCGCGGCTTCCGGCTTCATGCCGAACAGCGCGCTGATTTCTGCCTTTGATATTGGCATTACTGCCCCTCCTGCTGGGCATACAGGCCAATCAGGCGCGCGATGGTCTGCGTATCACCGAGGTTAGCCTGCAGTAAGGTCGGATCGAGTTGAGGGAACGCATCAGCCAGCGCACCCAGCAGGCTTTGCTCGTCCAATTCCCCGGACAACGCAGCGATAGCCGGCTGCAACATGGCAATCAGCCCCTCAGCGGGTTTATTGCCGCTTAACAGTGCCGTTAATGCCTCATCAATCCCGGTTTGCGTGTCATCCGCACCGGGTTTGCGGGTCAAGGCGGCCACTAACGCGGCAATGACCTGGGAATTATAACTGCGTGCCGGCGTCGGCGCTGCCGGCGCGCCCAAATTAACCTGCACGGTGCGACTTGCCCCGACAGGTTCGGGTGCCTGGGGTTCAGGCACCTTGAACTTGATGCGCGGTGTTCGGCGCGGGTCGGCGTTTGCCCGGCGGTTGAGCACCAGCAGCGGCCAGAACAGGTCGCTGCGCAGCGTCATGGCTAACTGACGGCTGTCTGACGAAAGAAGATCGTGACGCACTTCGTTGTGGATCACGCCCAGAGCATTAGTGGAGGTCTTGCCGTCGGCCTGCGTGGTCAGCGTACCGCCCAGAATGGCCTTGGACATAGACTTTTCCGCCCACTCAGCCAACGCCATAAACGGCTCATGCGAGCTGTTAGAGGCTTGATGCAGCGTGATTTCCATCTCCTTGGGAATGATGCCGCCGGCATAGCGCCCCAGCTCGGTGACGGCGCGCATCAGCTCGTTTTTCTCTTTCTTGCCGATGCCCTCCGGGTATTTACCGATACGCAGCGGGATACCGTAGATCTCCAGCAGCTCCGCCAGGCTCTGAGTGCCGAAGTTGCGGCACACATACGGCCATGACAGGGTGCGTAGCAGCCCCGCACGCGCAACATAGCCGCTGCGCGACTTGTGGCGGTGCTGTATCCAGCCGAACGGCTGCAGCGGCGCGCCCATGCCGTCATCGGTTCGCAGCAGCAGCTGATCCTGATTGTCCCGCGCCAGTTCGAACCAGGACGCCGGCCGGTGGTTAAACGCCTTCGGGAACCACTCGCGGCCGAGCTGTTGCCATTCAATCTCGATGTTGCTGAACCCCTGGCCGATGGCGTCGAGCATATCGATGATCAAATCCTCCCAGCCGTCTTGCTCGGTGATGTACTCCGCCAGCCAGGCCGCATCCGATTGCTCTGCTGGTGTGGCATTGGGCGGCGGCGTGATTTCGTGCGGAATGGTCAGCAGCGCGCGCTTGCGCTTTTGCATCTCGGCAAACAAATGGGCGTCCCGTTCTTCCATATCGGTGAACAGGTCGGCCTGGGCCTGCAGGTTGCCCAGCTCGGCCTCGTTGAGAATTTGCTCCAGGCGCTGGGGCGTCAACCGCTGGCTGGGGTGCTCGGCATACAGACCGGCCAGTGCAGCCACGTGGGATGACTGCGGCTCACGCAGCACATCGCGGCGGATCGGTTTCCCGTTGACATCGACAATTTGAACCATTTTTTTCACCATAAACCGCGACCGCCGTAGTCCGGCTCGTCGTCATCATCAAGAAAATGATCGCCGCCGTACCGGGACGTCTCGCGGCGCGGTATCGGCTCCCAGGCGAACGAACCTGCGCCGCGGCTAACGGCAATCATCCAAAGTAGCTGCAGCGCCGACAGCCCGTCATAGTGGTGACCGGTCTGCGGCTCTGGCCAGGTCTCCAGCTCCGACATCAACAGCGTCAGACCTGGGTTGAACAAAATAGAGGGGTTGAGCTGGTCGTTGATATACGGCTCCAGCCCTTCGACGCGCACTTCCAGCGGCACTTTGGCCGTCACACCCACGAGCGGCAGCGCCACGCTCTGGCGCAGCGCATTTTTGATGAACGTCGAGCGCGAGTGCTCGTAGGCGTTGTTGTTCTCAAATCCGATGGCCAGGCACCTGAATTGCCGCTGCATCGCAATCAGGTCGGCCTCCAGTTTGGAAGGTACACGGCGCTTGATCTCCGCCTCCATCACATGCAGCCGGCTGCGCTGCTTGTCCCAGCCACCCACAAGAATTGCCGAGGGGTCGCTGGTCTCGCCGACGCCCATCGACGGGTCACAGGCACCGAAAATCAGCCAGTCGCGCCAGCGCTGGGTAAAGAACTGGATGTTGATAAACGTCCGGTCTTCGTCCGTGCGCGGGTCGCCCTGCATTTCGGTGGCAAATGCCTTGCCGTTCTTGGCGCGCTGACGCATCAACCAGTAGAGGGTACGCACCGCAGGCCAGCTGGTGACCGCGCCATCATCCATCTGCACCTGATGCGCCAGGTAGAACTTGTACGACGGCAGCTTGTCCTGGGGAAGATCAAGGCCCAGCTCGGCCGCCTGTTCCTCGGCGCGCTTGTCGTCGTTGAGCATCTTCTCCTGGCACTGTTCCCACAAATCCATGTGCGTGGGCAGCGTCACAATGGCGCGGAAGTGGTGAACCACATGGCCAATCGTGCGCTTGGCTCGGCTGATAGGGTCGTCTTTGTTAAGCACGGTGCCGACGCCCAGGTATTTTACAGAGCCGTCCGGCGGCCCCAGGTACTCGATGGCCTTTGAAATCCAGTTCCAGCGGTTTTCGCGCTCGGTCGGGGATTTGGCCTCGGCATCGGTGATCAGGTCATCGCCCAGCAGCAATTTGGGGCGACTGGCCCCGTGGAACGTACCACGGATAGCCTGCTCGGCACCGAACGCCTCGACCTTCACGCCGGTGCGGGTAGTGAACTCGCCAATCTTCCATTGTCCGCTGCGGCCGCAGACCTCCGGGAAATCCAGCATCAGCGCCGCGTTCATGGTCAGTTCGGTTTTTACCACCTCCAGCAGCTTGGTCGGCAGTTTGGTCTCCGCGCCGAGCAAGATGATGTAGTCGATGAAGGCCGGCCGCTCGTCGGTGAAGCCGAGCGCCGCGCGAACGTCGTCATGCTGATGCAACCCCTGAACGGCGCACCAGACCGGGCCGATTTTGGTCAGCAGCGAGGATTTGGCTTCACCACGCGGGGCAATCCACCATTCGACCGCACCGCCGGGGCGCGTCAGCAGCTGCGGAAAGCGCGTGCAAAAATGCGCATGGAACAGGGATTGCTCGCCCCGGATGTGATGCGGGAAATAGGTGTAGGCA